CCACCGAGGAGAGCATTAACATCTTCTTCGATGTCATACTCTTGAGTCTCTTCTTCTACTACTTCTTCAGTCTCTTCAACTTCAGCTTCAGCAAGAACTTCTTCATCTTCCAGTTCTTCTTCTTCCTTAACTGCCTTCATAGCATCAGCAGATTTTGCACCTTTGTTAACAACATCTCTGACCTGCTTGAGGGTAGCACCAGGAGTCTTCAGCTTTGCTGAATCATCGTCAGATCTGTAGTTCTCTGGTGTTGGACCACCAAGATCTTCTACAGAACCGAGTTGGGTTCCTGGGTCTGCGAGTTTAGGCATTCCTTCTGCCGCTTTTGCACCAGCATTAACGGCGGTTTTGGATTGCTTAGTGCCTACTTCCATTTCTTGTAAATCTCCACGAGACATTTGAACTCTCCGTTTAACCTTTGTTTTAAACTATATTTATTTATAAATTAAAGATTTGCGAGAAAGTCGTTGAATAAGTTCAACTTATTCTCATCCAGTTTCTTTTGATCTACAAGAGTGTTGATAGTCTTGTAGGTTTTCTCTGCATATTTTTCACGCAGAATTCCACCATCCCATACCCATTCTTTACCTTCCATAATTCCCGAAACAAATGCATCGGGTGCTGAAGGATCTGCTACAATATCAGCAGCAGTTGCAAGCATAAAATCTTCACCAACTACATTGATACCCTCTCTTGTCATTTTAAGGGAACCGATACCACGAGAGGAAACTCCCAACTTTACACCCTCAGAAATCAGAGATTCTGCAATCTTACCCATTGGGGTAGAAAGAATCTTTGCTTTTCCGATGAAGTTTGAACCACTTTCTCTCAGAGAAACAATCTTATGAGAAACTCTATCCAGATTTACAGTAGGACCATCTGGATGTCCGAGTTCACCAAGTGCTCTACCTTGAGCAACATGGTTCTCATTATAACGAGCAACTTCTCTACGAAGAGTTTCCATAGGATACATACGACCATTGCGGTTCTTGATGTTTCCTTGGAGGAAAACTCCCTCAATGAAAAGTGACTTTTTACCGTTCTTGTTTTCAACGATAAATTCGACCTGTTCGATTTCTTCTCTGATGAGTTTCATGGTTTTAATTAGTAAATCCTACTTTGGTTGCTTTAATTGATGTTGTTGACCAAATAACATCAGTTGGAAGTTTTTCCAAAAACTCTACTGAGTTGCCGGGCATGGTGAAATATGCAGTAGTTGCTGCACCAACAATAGTCGAAACTCCAACAGTTACAATTCCTGCAGTATCATTATGAAGTCTTACGCAAGTTGCACTACCAATACTTGTAGCAGCACCGGCAGTTGCACCAGTGGCAACTTCAGTTTCAATTATCTTAGTTCTTTGCATTTTTATAATAAAGTCTTATACTTTTTATTTATGTTTCTTCGTATCCTTCAGCATCTTCTACCTCAATTTCATCTTCAGTTTCATCACTTCCGAAGAGTGAACTGGCGGCATAAGGCTTAAAGGAATCAACTCTTTCAGATGCTTTAGCAAATAAAAGATCTTTAATCTTGTCACTAATTTGAGATGGACTCTCATCGGTGACAATCATATCCATTAATTCATCCATTGATTTAATTAATAAAGTCTGAGTTATTTATTAAATTTCCCCACCCTGTGGAATTTCCACTGATTTTTCTTGAGTTGCTAAGTCCGGTTCCACAACCGGTTCTCCCAAATCCATTCCACTATCTGCTGGAATTGGTTGTCCAGTAGCTGGATCAATTTGCATTTGAGTTGGATCGGGAATAATACCTTCCTCTATTTCCTTTTTAATTTGAATATCTTGTTCGATGATTTCCTGGTCAGTTTGACGAAGAACTCTTCTTCTCAGATAATCTTGTGAGAAATATCTGCCAACATAAGGTTCTGCAGTAGCAGCCAAACTTAGTCTTTCATTCAGAAGTTCTGCTTCTTTTAATTCCGAGAAGTGATTATCATAAAGGAAATCATATTGAATATGTTCATTCATAATCTCCCAATCTTCTGGAGTAATGATATTCTTGAGAATTAATTGAGTTCTCAACATATCACTAAACATATTGGAAAATCTCTTTCTCAGTCTACCAACAAACTTACTGAACTTAAGTTCATCACGAAGAATTTCGGAAGATCGACCTAAGTTAAATCCACCATCTCCACCAATTCTTGAAGTTGGAACATTCAAAGAACGGTAGAGTTTTTCTTGGAAATACTTAATGTCGGTGATTTCTCCAAGGTTCTGACCACCAGGAAGAGTGGAGATTTCAGTTCCTCTACCACCTTCACGGCGAGGAAGCCAGAAATCCTCAAGCATACTCATATATTTTTTATCATCACGGATTTCTCCGGTATTAGCATCGTAAACTAATTTATTACGATATCTCATCATCACATCTCTGAGATATTGCTCTGCCTTTACCTTTGGAAGATTGCCAACATCAATATAGAAAATTCTTCTTTCTGGTGCTCTTGACAATCTATAGATAACCAAAGAATCCTCAATCATTCTAAGTTGATTAAGTGACTTGATTGCCTTGTGTAAGTATGAAAGTGTTGATCCTTTATTTCTATCTACAAGACCTGATGTGCAATATGTGATGGAATCTTTTGACATTTTGATTCCATTATTTGCACCTGTTGCTGTTGGATTTTGTGTTGGGTACGCAGTTTTGGGACTATAAACAAAGTATTCTTCAATTTCTGGAAACTCATAATCCATAGGATTATCAGATCTCATATTTGCCAAACGAAGATGATCGTCTTTTTTCTTTTTGTTTTGGCGAACATAACGCATTTTGAGTGCATCAATATAACGAAGTTCTTGAATCCCTTCATGTGGATTCTTCAGATCAATAACCTTATGGTAGTAGAGTCTTCCATCCACATACCAATTTCTATAAATTTCATGAGACTTTTTATCAAAGTCTAAAAGTTCTAAAATATATTTAAATTCTTCTCTAATTTTTTTCTTAATACCATCACTAGCATTAAGATTGTCTAAGTCAATCTGAACAGGGCTATCGTTCGTATCTGATACAATTGCTTCGTTTACAATATCTTCAATGGCACTATCACACTCTGGATGAAGTGCCATTTCACGATATCTTTTAATTAAATCAAATTCAGTTCTATATACTCCCTCAATATCTACATAAGAACCAAAAAAACCACTACTCAAGTAATGGTCATTCCCGTCCTCATTGTTAGGTGGGACGGGAGAAACTGTACTCGGTGATAGTGGTTCAGTATCCTCAATAGAGAATCCAAATAATTTTGCCATTATTAAAGTTCTTGTCTACTTATGATCTATTTATTATGCTCCAGAACCAGGTGCTTCTGGGAAGTAGTATTGAACTTGGAATTCTACGGTAAATTCTTCAATGGTATCTGATGAATCATATGAAAGATCAATTGCAGATACTGAGGTTGGGAAAATATCAATGAAACGATATTGTGCCAAGATGTTGGATGGTTCACCAGTTGTATTGTTACCTTGCTGGTTTGATGCACTTCTACCGAGTTGATAGACAATAGCATTGCCCATATAATCTGCTGGATTTGTCATACCAGAATGATCACCATACTGAGCTACATTTTGCATCCATGCTTCAAATGCTCTTCTGTGTGAGAAGTTTTCATCATTAATGACGGTAACAGTCCATACATCAAATGTTCTGTCTCCAGCAACTTTCAGAGTACGACCTCTGAAAGGAACTTCGATTGGGGCTACATTTGAACCAGGAAGTGCTGCTGTTTTGCACAGAAATCTGAAATTTTCAGAATCAAATTGTCCGTCACCGTCACCCTGAATTCCGAGGTTTACTGCCTGTGGGAATGTAACATCAACCTCAAATAAATTGGGACGAGCACCACCGCCGATGAGTTTTGACTTAAATTGTGAAATGCCTCTTGTTGGAATTTGTGCCATTTTTAGGTTCCTCCTTTAGTAATTTATAATCTAAAATCAAACTCTACCAACAACTTCTTCGAAGCTTACACCAGTTCTGGTGGCAACGAATGTCAAGGTTACATAGTTAATCGACTTAGCTGGTTTCAGGAAGATATCAGCTCTAAATTCATTATTATCAATTACGTCAGGAGTGTTATTTGTTTCATCACAAACAACCAGGAATCCATAAAGACCTCTCTTTGCCTGAACATCA